TGAAGCAACTCTATTATACTGATTTGTATCTGAATCAGTAGTTGATTTATTAATATAAAGGTAATTGCCAGTACCATCAGCTTCTCCATGATATAAACCATAAGTTACAGGATCAGTTGTATTTGGACTATCCAAATAATGTAATGAAGCTTGTCCTGGTCCCCAATTAACTGAATCAACATCATAAAAATTAGGACCTTGAAGAGAAATGCTTGCTCTATTTCTATTTCCGGCAGCATCACCTACAGAAATATTATTAGTTCCTCTCTTCAAAACAGCATATTGTCCTGCATAAGCAGCACCAACATACGCATTCAAAACAACCATCACTAAAATTTTACTACTTAAAGATTTTGGACTAATCGTTGCTTCCATACCAGGAATTAATGTCTCTGTTGTAGAAGAAGTCAAAGTTTCTGCATCACTTTTTACTGTTTGTACAATCTGAACAATACCTCCTCCACCACCAGTAGGTACACCAGTTGTTGGTACAATACTATCTACTCTAATTTGCGAAGTCATATCAAGAAGGTTCAGTAGGCCAAGTAACAGAAGTAAAATCTAAGTTATAACTAGCATCTAAAGTTGGAGTTTCTGTAGAGGGAAGGTCACGAAG